GCCGGATGTGCTAGTATAATCCGTGAGTTAGGAGGAATACATGGCACAGTTTGAAGCATTCGGGACTAACCCGAACGAGATGCGCGCCAAGGGTTCGACGGCGGCGTTTAAGCGTCGGCAATCGTCCGCTGTCCGGTGCCTGGGTAGCGCGACTGATGCGCTTTCCGGGTTTGATCGTGGCGCCCATGTTTTCGGCCTGACTAAAGGCCAATTTTCAATGATCGACATTGCGTCGGCGGTGCTGGCAAAGACCGGGCCGGCTGATGTCTCCGTGTGGACCTGGTGCATTGCGGAATACGAGGTCCAGGCGATCACGGCATTCATGACCAACGGCGCGGTGTCCGGCTTCCGGCTGGTTATGGACTGGGCTGGCGCACAGCGGGACATGCCGATCGTGGCGGACTTACAGGCGCAGTTTGGTGACGACTGCGTGCGGGTGACGAAAAGCCACGCTAAGATCGTGACGATTTCGACGAAATGTGGATGGCGGGTGGTGATCCGTGGGTCGATGAACCTGAACGCCAATCCGCGCTTTGAGCAATCCGATGTGTCCGACGATCCCGCAATCTACGCGGTGGTCGACGACATGATGGCGGAGATGTGGGCGCGCGGGCGGCCGCTCCCGGTCCGGCGCATGGTCCATGCGGACGCGGTAAACCTGCTGGCCGCATCGGACGTGAAAGACGCGCCCGCGACATGGATGCCGGCTGCTGCTGGCGATTGGTGGGGTAATGCGAGGCAAAAAGCCGGCCGCGCCGGTCGATAACGTCGTTGCCGGGGTTTTCGCCTCGGCGGCGGTATCGGAACCGGACTGGCTGACGGAATACCCCGGCGAAAGCTGGGGGGAGCGAGCGGCAGAGATTGCCAGCCAGAAATGGAATGCGGCCGTTGCGGATATGACCCGTATGCGGACGCTCGGGCCGGAGAACGCAACCGCGCTGGAAATGCTGGCGGTGAGCTATGCGCGGTGGCGACTGGCCGAGGCGCATATAACGAAACACGGTCCGGTGGTCCCTGCGCCACGAACCGGGACCCCGATGCAAAACCCGTATCTCTCGATTGCGAATGGTGCCGCTGAGCGTTGCATGAAGATCGAGGCTGAGTTGGGCCTGCCGCCATCAATGCGCGGGCGGGTCGGTAAAACTGCTGCGGTGAAGAAGGCTACGAATGCGGCAGACAGGTTCCTTGCCACGAAAGCGTAAATACCACCCCGACACAGACCCCGCCTCGGCATGGGCCGAGGATGTCGTGAACGGCGATGTGGTGTCCGGCCACTTCATGCGGCTGGCCTGTGAGCGGCACCTACGCGACCTGAAGGACGGACCCAAGCGCGGGCTGCATTGGCGAACGGAACAGGCCGAGCGGGCGCAGGCGTTCTTCCCGGCGGTGTTGTCGGTCACTGCGGGCGCGAAGGTCGGCGAACCGTTCAACTTGCCGAGCTACACGACATTCGTCGTCGGTTCGCTGTTTGGTTGGATGAGGGCAGACGGCCGGCGGCGCTTCCGCCATGCGTGGTTGGAATTGGGCAAGGGGCAGATCAAAAGCCCGCTGATGGCGGCCCTCGGCCTGTATGTCATGGGATGGTGCGGGGTTGCACGTTCTGAGGTTTACGCGATCGCGAAGGACCGAAACCAAGCGAACGTTTTGTTCCAGGACGCGGCGGCGATGTGCCAGGCGCCGATCCCCGGCCGGGATGGCGAGACGCTGGAAAGCCTCGGAGAAGTGCTGATCCGGGGCAACGGGCAAATGTCCTGGATGATTGAACACCCGGCCACGCGGTCTGTGTTCCGTGCGCTGGCAGGTGACGAACGAGTGAACGGCCCGCGCCCATCGCTGGTGCTGGGTGATGAAATCCACGAATGGCGGACGGGCGGCGCCATCGAGACGTGGCAGGCGGCAATCGCGAAGATGCCGGGCGATAGCCTGATGCTGCTGGGCACGAATACCCCGGCGGCGGACCAGTTGGTGGGAACTGAGTATTCCGAGGTCTACCAGTCGATCTTGCGCGGCGAAGCTGATGACGACGCGGCGTTCTCGCTGATCGCCCGGACTGATCCCGGTGACGACCCGATGAACGATGAAAGCGTGTGGCGGAAGTCCCTGCCGTGCCTGGGGTTGACGTTCCCGATTGAGAATGTGCGAGGCGAGGTCCAGAGCGCGAAGGGGCGAATGGCCAAGGCTCTGGCGACCAAGCGCCTGTATTTCGGCATTCCGGTCGGCACGGCCGAATATTGGATCGACTTGGACGCCTGGGAAGGCGCGCAAGGCCGGGTGGACATGGACGCATTCGCCGGCCGGTCATGCTGGCTGTCATTGGACCTGAGCCGCAAGAACGACCTGACCGCGCTCGGGATCGGGTGCCGGGACGACGAAGGCAGGTTGGTTGCCGCGGTGCGATATTGGAAGCCGGCGGATGGGCTGGCCGAGGCGGCGCGGGCTGATCGGGCGTCCTATGTCGAATGGGCGCAGGGACCGAACCCGATCTTGAACGCCGTTCCGGGCCGGACGATCGACTACACGTTCGTGGCCATGGAAGTGCAGCGGCTTTGTGCTGAATACGACGTGGAAATGATGGCCGTCGATCCGGCCTTCATGAGCGACTTCCGGGTCGCGTGCGACGCAATCGGGCTGGATACCTGGGTCTGGTCCCCCGACGAAGAATACGGGTCCGGCCTGAAAATGGTCATCCACGGGCAAGGGGCGCAGGGCATGACCAGCGACAAAATGCTGTGGATGCCTCGGTCTCTTGGCGTTCTGGAAGACATGATCCTGAACGGTGAGATCGTGATTGACGAAAGCCCGATCACGAAATGGTGTGCGGGCAACGCGGCGATCAAGGCGGATGCGCGCGGCAATCGGTATCTAGTGAAGGCGCAGCAGCGCGGGCGCATTGACGGGCTTGTGGTCCTGGCGATGCTGGCCGGGGCGGCCGAGGCGCGCGGGATGGCCGAGGAAGTGTCGTTTTGGGAAGCCGCATAGCCTGATGGGCATCCTCCACCGCATCATCGGATTTGCTGCAAAGATGACTTCGCTCGAATTGTTTCGCGAGGTTTACGGCGGCGGTAGGGAAAGCACGGCCGGCGTCACGATTAACACGCAGGCGGCGCTTGAGACGGCAACCGCGCTGGCGTGCGGCCGTGTGATTTCGGAGGGGTGCGCGCAAACCCCGTGGCATCTGATGCAAGAGCGGGACGGGCGCAAGCAGGTCGCTGACGATCCGCTAGATTACGTGCTTTATCGTCGGCCGAACCCCTGGCAGACTAGCTTTGAATACCGCGAGACCGTGCTGTTGCACGCGATATTCTGCGGAAACGCCTACAGTTTTATGAACCGGGTTGGCGTCGCGCGTGAAATCCGCGAACTGATCCCGATCGAGCCGGGCCGGGTCACGGTCAAGCAACTCCCGAACATGTCGCTGCAATATCGGGTGACGGCGGACACGGGAGAGGCCAAGGACTTCGGCCAAGACGCCATCTGGCACCTTCGCGGCCCGTCCTGGAACTCGTGGATGGGCCTGGATGCGGTCAAGATGGCCCGAAATGCCCTTGGCCTGGCCATTTCGCTGGAGCAGGGGCAGGCCGAGTTTCAGAAAAACGGCGCCAAGGTAACGGGCGCGGTTTCGGTTGATGGCCGGCTGGACAAGGCGCAGTTTGAGCAAATGGCAGCATGGCTTGACCGCCACCAGATCGGCGGCGACAGGTCACATAAGCCGCTGATCGCGGACCGAAACGCAAAATTCCTCCCGATGACCATGACCGGCGTCGATCAGCAGCTAATCGAGACCCGGCGCCACCAGATCGAGGAAATCTGCCGGCACTTCCGCGTCATGCCGATCATGGTCGGGCATTACGACAAGTCATCGACTTATGCGAGCGCGGAGCAAATGTTTCTTGCTCACGTCGTCCACACTTTGATGCCCTGGTATCAGCGGATCGAGCAATCGGCGGACGTGAACCTGCTGAGCGAAGAACAGCGCCGGGCGGGCCTCTACACCAAGATCAACCCGAATGCCCTGATGCGCGGCGCGGCGAAGGACCGGGCCGAGTATTACGCCAGGGGCCTGGGCTCTGGCGGCGGCAAGGGGTGGCTCACCCAAAACGATGTGCGGGGCTTTGAGGACATGGACCGCAGCGACGATCCCGAGGCCGATGAACTTGCGCAACCCGCAACCGCTCAACCTTCAGCCAGCCCGCCGGCTGATCCCGGCGCGTAAGGGATACCCCGAATGGACAGGCTTGATTTCGCCCTCGAAGTGAAGGGTCTGACGGATGCTGGCCATTTTGAGGGCTACGCGTCGACGTTCGGTGAGCGCGACCTTGGCGGCGATATCGTGGTTGCCGGCGCGTTCAAGAAGTCCATCAAGGCCAGCGGCGCCAAGGGCGTCAAGATGTTCGCGGACCACAATTCGACCAAGCGGATCGGGGTGTGGACGGACATCGCCGAGGACGAAAAGGGCCTGTTCGTCAAAGGCCGCCTGTTGCTGGAAAAGCAGGATGGCAAGGATGCCTATATCGACCTCAAGGAGGGCGTCATCGACGCCATGTCGATCGGGTATCGTGCGGTTGATCATTCCTACGATGGGCGGCGCAAGGCGCGGCTGTTGAAGGAAGTCCGTCTGTTTGAAATCAGCCTGCTCCCGTTCGGAATGAACGAAAGCGCCCGCGTGACGGGCTTCAAGGCGGCTGAGGAAATCCAGACCATTCGAGAGTTTGAGGAAGCGCTGATCAACGGGACGTTGCCGGCGCTGTCCGCGAAGGAAGCCAAGGGCCTTCTGGCCGGTGGCTTTCGTGCAATCCGATCCGAGCGGGATGCCGGTGGGGTGAGCGAAGAACTGGCGGAACTCGTCCGCCGAAACACCCAACTTCTCCGTTAAGGAACCCTACTACAATGGATATGACCGAGTTCAAGAGCCTGCTGGACAAGCAGGGCGAAGCCTTCGAGGCGTTCAAGGCGACGCATGACGATCTGAAAAAGGCCGATGTCGTGACGGCTGAGAAGCTGATGCGCATCGAAAAGTCGCTGGATCAGGCCGTCGAGGCCAAGGCCGCGATCGAGGCCGCGATCAAGGCCGAAAAGGCGGAACGCGAGGCGCTGGAACTCAAGATCAACCGGTCCGGCCTGCGCGGCACCGAAACCGAGGTCAAGCGGGCGCTGGAACTCAAGGAGTTTAACGTCCAGATCGGCGGGATCATGGCCGAGAAGCGCCAGGCGTTCACGCCGCTGGAGGATGCCGGATATGACGCCTACAAGGTCGCGCTGGATGTCTACACCCGGAAGGGCCGCGACGCCCTGAACTCCGACGAGTTCAAGGTTCTGGCGGTCGGTTCCGACCCGGATGGCGGCTACTTCGTGACTCCGGACACGGGCGGGCGCATCGTCCGCAAGGTCTATGAAACCTCCCCGATGCGGCAGATCGTGTCGGCTCAGACCATCTCCACCGACGCGCTGGAAGGCATCGAGGACCTGGGAGAAGCCGGCGCCGGCTACGCGGGCGAACGGTCGCAGGGCAGCGACACCACGACGCCGCAGGTCGGCAAGTGGCGCATCCCGGTATTCTGGATCGACACCGAACCCAAGACCACGCAGCAACTTCTCGACGACGCCTCGGTTGACATCGAGGGCTGGCTGTCAGGCAAGGTGGCGGACAAGTTCGGCCGTTTCGAGAGTGCCGAGTTCGTGACGGGCGCGGCGAACAAAATCCGCGGGATCACTAGCTACACCATGGCGGCCGACAGCGGATCGGGCGTCACCTGGGGTTCGGTCGGCTATGTGGCAACAGGCACCTCGGCAGCGTTCCCGTCGTCCAACCCCGCCGACAAGCTGTATGACCTGACGGGCACGCTCAAGTCGGCGTATCTCGCCAACTCGAGGTGGTTGACGCGCCGCTCGGTCGTCACTGCTATCCGCAAGTTCAAGGACGGCATGGGCAACTACCTGTGGCAGCCTTCTTTCGTGGCGAACGTCCCGGAGACGATCATGGGCTATCCCGTGACGCGTGCCGAGGATATGCCGGCGATCGGCGCGGACAGCCTCTCCCTCGCGTTCGGTGACTTCGCGCAGTTCTACCAGATCGTCGACCGGCAAGGCATCCGCGTGCTTCGCGACAACCTGACCAGCAAGCCTTACGTCAAGTTCTACACAACCAAGCGGGTCGGCGGGGGCGTGGTCAATTACGAGGCCGTGAAGTTCATGAAGTTCGGCACGTCGTAACTAGCGGAGACAGGAAGAACCACCATGAACATCCACAACCTCCTCAACAATACCAAGATCACGCGGGTTTCGGCGGACGGCGCTGGCGCCGCTTCCGCCACGCCGACCAAGGCCACCATCATCGACATGGACGGCTTTGACAGCGTGTGTTTCATCGCGGCGATGGGCAACGTCTTGGATACGTCGGTGCTGACGCTGAAAGCGGCGGGGGCAACGACCAATTCCACGGGCGCGATGGCTCTGCTGACCGGCAGCGCGACCTTCACGGCCGGCGCGTCGGACGCGGACGACAAGTTGATCATCCTGGACGTGGTGCGCCCTCCCTACCGCTACATCGAGGCGCAGCTGTTCCACGTGACCGCGAACGGGCCGTTCGATGGCATCTTTGCCATCCAATACAACGCGTCCCGCGTCCCGACCACGCAGGGATCGACCGTGATCGCCTCCGCGACGACCGATAGCCCGGTTCTGGCGTAACCAGCGGCGGGCTTCGGCCCGCCCTTTTTCTGACGGAGACCGGCCATGGCCGCAGCTTTTCGGCAGGGCGACCAAGCCCTGATGATCGACGGGACGGAGGTCACGGCCTCCGCTACCGAAGTCAATACCTACGTCGTGGGCCTGGATATCGCGGATGGGTCGGCCGAGGGCGTCTACTACGTGGTCTGCCCTCACGCCGGCACCATCTCGAAAATCTGGACGGTGATCGACGGCGCGGTATCGACCGCCGATATCACCGTCACGGCGGCGATCGGTGCAACGGGCGTGACGAACGGCGTTGTGACGATCGCCACGGCGGCGTCGGGCGCCGGCGACATCGACAGCGCGACCCCAACCGCGGCGAACACAGTGACGGCCGGGCAGGCGGTGAATTTCACCGTCACGGGCGGCGGGTCGGGCGGGTCGCCGCGCGTCCACCTGGCCATGGAAATCAGCCGGTAATCTGGGGGCACGAATGCACGTCCAGACCTTCCCCGTGGCGGTGACGACGGACGCGAGCGGCGACGCCACGGCCTATTCCGATCCGGTCAACGGCCTGCTTTCGCAGGTCCGATACGTCAAGACGGACTTCGCCAACGGCGTCGACTTCACGATCACGTCGGACGCCACGGGCGAAACCCTGTGGACCGAGAGCGACGTGAACGCCAGCGCCACCCGCGCGCCCCGCCAGGCGACGCACTCCACCGCCGGGGCCGCGTCCCTCTATGCGGCGACCGGACAGCCGGTGAACGACATGATCGCCGTATCCGGCCGGATCAAGATCGTGGTCGCGGCCGGCGGCGACACGAAAACCGGGACCTTCTATTTCGTGACGGTGTGATGCTGACGATCGTCACGGCTGCGTCCGACCGCTCGCTGTTGACGACGGCGCAGATGCGCGCGGCGATCGGCCTCGATCCGAGTGACGCATCGCAGGACGCGGCCCTAGTTGGGTTCGGCGCTATGGTCGCGGATGCGATGGCGCGGGATTGCCTCCAACTCTCCGTTGCGCCGGCCACGCCGCCTACGTTTCGCCAGGAGACGCTTTCCGAGGTGTTCCGGCCCTTCCGTGCGGAACCATCCTTGAAGCTGTCCAGGCGCCCCGCAACGTCCGTCTTGTCGGTGGTATCCGATGGAGTGACGCTGGACACGGACGAATACGAACTGGACGCGTCGAGCAACCTGCTGTTCGCCCTGTCCGACGATGCCAGGATGAAATGGGCCGGCAAGAAGATCACGGTTGGCTATGTCGCCGGCTATGCGACGGTTCCCGATGCCCTGGCCATGGGCGCGTCTAAGCTGCTCCGCATGGTCTGGTCCGAGGATGGGCCGGGCGCGAGGTCTGACCCAAACCTGAAAAGCGTCGACATCGAAGGCGTCGGCCGGCGGGAATGGTGGGTCGGCGGCGCATCGGACCCGCTCATGTCCGAGGAAATCCGGGAACTGCTTTTCCCCTTTCGGGAGCTTCGCTGATGGCCATCCCCGGTCTTTACACCCTGGTATCCGAAACCGTCACCACGGCAGTGACGGCACAGGCACAAACCGCGATCGACAACCTGGACGGCATGACCCGCGCCACGTTCGAGGCGACGTTCTCAGGCACGGGCGGATCGACGGCGGTTGCGCTGATCCAGTCCCGCATGGGTTCCGCTGGGGCCTGGCGGGAGATTGCGAGCATCGATTTTGCGGCGGCCGGCTCGAAGTCATGCACGGTCGTATCTACAGCAGCCACACCCGCCGCATTCGCCACGCTGTCCGCTAACTCGGTCCTGAATTGGCTTGGAACGGAATTGCGGGCAGTTATTACGTCAACAGGCACATGGGCAAGCGGGGCGCTGGCGGTTCGGGTCCATGTGACGTGACCTTCCAATCCGACCTAGACGCCATGCTCGCCTCATTCGGCCAGGACGTAATCCTACGCCGCATCACCGGCACAACGAACCAAGTCTCCGTAGACTGCCCCTGCCGCGCTCTTGTCCGAGGCTACCAGCCCAAGGAACTGGCCGGCGGGATCATCCAAGGCGATACCCACGTTATCATCTCCGCGACCGATATCAACCGCGCGCAATGGCCGGGTGGCGAGCCTGTAACGAACCCGCCGGCTGTCAATGATCCTCGGGTGCCGCGTGCTGGCGACCGCATTATCATTGAGGGCCGGTCCCGTGGGGTTGTCTTTGCCGATCCGATCTACATCAACGGGGAACTGCACCGGATCAATGTGCAGGTGCGCGGCTAGTGGCATCGCCGTTTGACACGTATATCCGCCTCCGCGTAGACCAGATGGCGGGACCGGAAGCGGTCAAAGCGTTTCACATCCAAACTGCCAAGACGGCGTTGTCGCAGTTCATGGCGCGGCAGTCCGTCCGCCCGATGGTGGACATCGAGGTTGATACCCGGCCCGCGCGGTCCGAAAGCGAGGTCAAGCCGTTCGGGCTGATCGTCTACCGCTTTGGCCGAATGCGGGAAGTTGTCAGCTTCGCGCTCAGGGAATTGGAGAGACTTTCCCCGGTTCGCAGCGGCGCCTATCGCAAGGCGTGGCGGATCATATCGCTGGCCGTGGCGTCGCGTGTCGGAAGGCCCGGCACCATGGCAAACGGCAACATCGGCCTGGACCAACTCGACGGCGCAACCACCGTGACGATTGTCAATCCCCTGCCCTACGCGCGCAAGGTTCATACCGGCGCCAAGGGCTTCGAGGTTCCGGCCGGCATTCTCGAAAAGGTCCGGCAACTGGTCCTCAAAAGGTATCGCCGCATCGTCTACGTCGGCATCCAGTTCATTTCGCTTTCGCCCGGATATCGCCTCAAGAAACCGCCCCGCTCCGGTCAACCGCTCACCTACCCCGCACTGGTCATCGAGGCGCTGTAATGCTCTGGGCTGCCGTAGAGACCGCCTTGCGCTCGCACATTGAGACGCAATGGGCAGCCGGCGCCTATGCGTCAACGCAACTGGTCTGGGAAAACGAGAGATACCAGCCGGACGGCCTGGAAACGGCATTCGTCTACGTCTCGATTGAAGGGACCTACGCCGACAAGGGCATCTTCGGATCGACCGGCAAGCGTTCGTCGGTTGAAGGCGGGATCGTCTACTTCTCCGCGTTCGTGCCGCTCGGATCGGGCCGCACAACCGCAACCGGCCTTGTCCATACGATGACGGCGGCGCTGGAACTGCAACTCGTATCCACGTCCATCTATCTCGAAGGCGGCAACCCACCTTCCCCGGCCGAGGCAGCCGACGTGAACATCCCCGGCGCGCAACCCGGCGGCGTCTACTACCGGGTTTCCGGTAGCGTTCCTTTCATCGTGACTGGCGCAAGGTAAATCGACATGGCATCCCCTCAAGGCGTGCTTGGCACGCGGCTGTTCATTTCGGATGCGGCGATCGCGTCCACCATTGACACGGAGCGCGAATTTTCGGCGCAGAGTTGGACCGAGGTGGGTCTAATCACGCAGTTCGGCGAATATGGCCGGGTCTATGATCTGGTCACCTTCCAGCAGGTCTACGATGGCCGCACGTTCAAGCTGAAGGGCGGCCACAACGACGGCCAGATGACGCTCACGGTCGGGCAAGACCTGTCCGACGATGGCCAGGAATTGCTCTACAACGCCGCGAACGCCGCGACGCAGGACAATTGGGGCTTTCGCATCGAGTTCAACGACGCGCCATCCTCGGTCGGCGGCCCCTCGACGGTCTTCTTCCGCGCCCTGCCCATGTCGTTCCGCTCCACCCTTGGCGCGGTCAATGCCGTGTTCTCGGCAACGTCCATGCTGGAAATCAACAGCCCGATCGTGACGGTGGACCCGGCCGAACTGTATGACACGTTCGATACCGGCGCCTCGCTGACGCATTACGAACTGTTCTCCGGTTCGGATGACCTGGCAGTCGATCCGGTCATTTCCTCGAACACCCTGGTCATGGTGACAGGCGACGCCGGCACCGGCTTTGCGGCGGACGGAACGCAGGCGATCGGCGACACGGGCTACACGCTCGCGGCCGGCGCGAAGGTGCTTGAGGCGCGGTTGAAACTGTCCGCTATCACCACCGTTTCAATGTTCTTCGGCTGGACGGACCAGAAAGCCGCGCTGGAAATCCCGATTGAAAGCGCGGCATCGGCGGACACGATCACGACCAACGCCACGGACGCCATCGGGTTCATGTTCGATACGAGCATGGCCACCGACAACATCTGGCTGACCGGCGTCAACAACAATTCGGACGAAACCGCGCAGAACAGCGCCATTGCGCCGGTTGCCAACACATACATCACCCTCCGCATCGAAACGAACACCAGCGGGGATGCTACGTTCTACATCAACGGCGTGATTGCCGGTTCGCAGATGACGACGGCGGCGGCAACCGGGGTGACGCTTTACCCCACGCTGGCGGCATCGGCTCGCACCACGTCGAGCCGGACGATGACGGTTGATTACCTCTACCTCCGTCAAGACTAACCCTCACACTGAAGGATCACTGCCATGGCTGTAACCGGCGTATTGGGTTCCCGACTTTATACGTCGGCTACCGCTTTAACCAACATCGAGGCCGCTGCCGATGCGATCGGCGACTTCCAAGGTCTGACCATCGCAACCGAAATCGGCCTGATCGAAAGCATGGGCGAATACGGCCGGGTCTACGATACGGTCCCGTTTCAGCCCGTGGTGGATGGCCGGACCTACAAGCTGCGCGGCGGCAACAACGACGGCCAGTTCCAGATCACCATCGGCCAGGACCTGACCGACACAGGGCAAGCTCTGCTCAAGTCCTACGTGGCGGGCAATCAGGACACCTACCCCTTCAAGATCACAATCTTGGGCGCTGATGCCTCCTACGATACGGTCTACTTCGGCGCGAAGGTCATGTCGTTTCGGACCACGCTCGGGGCCGTCAATCAGGTGATCCGCGCAACGATCATCCTGGAAATCAACACGCCGATCTTTACCGGCGCCTCGTAGTCCGGCCGGACTGCAAGGCGAGGCGGCGCTGTCGGGGCGCCGTCTCGCCACCTCCCGACACCCCGACACAAGGAACCCCGACATGGCAAACCTGAACGATGGCGAAGTCGTCATCACGCTTGGCGACGATGCCTACACCCTGCGCCCGACTCTGAACGCCATCCGCACGCTGTCCCGCCTCCATGGTGGGCTTCGAAACACGTTCCAGAAGGTAATCAATCAGGACTTCGACGGCATCGCGGAAATCATCAAGGTAGGCGCGTCCATTCCCGACAAGGACAACAACGCGCTGTCCGCCAAGCTGTTCCGCGCCGGCCTGAACGATACGACCCTGATGCCCGTTCTCGACTACATCCGGTGCCTCATGAACGGCGGCAAGATGCCCCCGGAAACCCCCGATGAACCGGCGGCTGAGGCCAGCGAGGGAAACGCCTAACGCTGGATGAATGGGCGGCCGAGTTGGCGCAGACGGCAATGGGGTGGCTCGGTTGGCCCCCCGATGTCGTCCTGAATGCGAACCTTGGCCATCTGCATCTGGCGATTGCCGGCAAGATTGATTTCGTAAAGAAGACGAACCCGTGGGGTTCAGATGACAAGGATGAGCCTCCTCCGGCAAATCCTGAACAGGCCGCGCGCGACATCATGCGCTGGGCCAATCGTGAAACGTCAAAGCGCGGGAAGGGCAGGAAGCGGTGAGCGATAGCCAATCCCTCGCACTGTCGATTGACGCTCGGAAGGCGCAACAAGGCGCTGACGAGTTCCGCCGGGCCGCTGATAAGGTCATCGGCGACAGCGGCAAGATCGAAGCCGCCACCCTCAAGCAAGTCGAGAGCATGGGCCGCCAGGCGCGGTCTCTGGATGCTCTGTCGCGCCGTTACGACCCGCTGTCGCAGGCGGTCCGTGACGCAACGCGGGACTATGACCGCCTCAATACGATCGTGCAGCGCGGCGGTGAGAATGCCGCACGGGCCGCAACCCTCATGGCGGCGGCACAAGCTCGCATCACCGCAGCGCAGGCCGCACAGACCGCCGGTATGCGGCAGGCCGAGACGGCATCCCGTTCGCTTGCCACACAGACCGCCGAAACCGGCGGCGTGTTCCAAAGCCTGGGCGGGCGCCTCGCTGGCGTAAATCCGCTTGTCGTTGCTGGTGCTGCGGCCGCAACCGGCATGGCCGTCGCCATGAAGGCGATTGCCACAACAGGCGACGCTGCCAACGCGGCCATTGCCCGCCTGTCCGCAACGGTCGGCAGTTCCGAACAGGGCGCCTCGATTTTCGAGGCACTGACCGCATCATCCCGCCAAACCGGCATCGCGGCGACAGACAGCGCGGGCGCATTCCAGCGGTTCTCGATTGCCGCGAAGGATGTAGGCGCCACCAACGATCAGGTCTTAAAGCTGGTCGATGGCTTACAGAAATTCGCCATTGTTTCCGGCGCGTCGATGCAGGAAACCGCTGCGACGACGCAACAGCTAGGCCAAGCCCTGGCATCTGGCGTCCTGCAAGGCGACGAACTCCGATCCATCCTTGAAAATATGCCGATGTTCGCCCAAGCGCTGGCGAAGGAACTCGGCACGTCGGTCGGCGCCCTCCGTGCCATGGGTTCGGAAGGCAAGCTGACGGCGGATACGATCTTCCCCGCCATGATGCGCGCGGCGCAGGGCGTGGATGACGTATTCGCGAACATGCCCGTCACAATGGCGCGGGCACAGCAACAGTTTGATGTTGCGACAACCTCCTTCCTGACGCATCTCGACCATGCCCTTGGGTTTAGCCATAAGCTCGCAGAGGCGTTGAAGGTTGCGGCCAATCTCGTGGACCGCATCCGCCGGTTTACGGGCGGCTCTACGGGCGCCGAACGGCAAGCGGAACTGATCGCGGGCGTTGAACAGCAGGCAGCGACAGTCGATGCCTACAATCAGGCGATCAACGACGCGCGCGCGGCCGGTGGCGACCCGCAAGCCGTGGCGATGCTGGAACGGACGCGGGATGATGCGGCGGCGGAACTGCGGAAATTCCGCGCCGAACTGGCGCAGATCAACCAGCAAGCCACACTGACGGACGAAGCCGAACAGGCGAAGGCATCTGAAAGCCGGCTCGCTGCGGAAGCCGTCTCACACCGCAAATCCGTCGAGGAACTACAAAAGAAATACGACAAAGACTTCACGATCCGAAAGGAATACGACGAAGGCGTTAAGAAGCTAGAAGCCGCCAGAAATTCCGGCGCCGTCACCGAGGCCGATTACCTCAAGATCAGCACGGCGATGCTGAAAGAGCGTGATGAGGCTTTGGCCAAACTCACGAAGACCGAAGACACCCACAAGGCCGGCGTGAAGACCACCACGAAGGCGATCGAGGAACAGGTCAGCGCCTACCAGAAGGGCATGGACAGCCTCAATAAGACGATCGAGGAAACCGACCAAGCCACGCAAGCGCAAATCCGCATCACCGCCGCCTACGACGGCACGCAAGGCTCGCTAGATCGGGTCCAAGCGCAAGAGAAGGCGCACGCCGCCGCGCTCAAGGCGGGCATCACGCCAGCCATGGAAGACTATGAGGCGACGGTATCGCGCCTGTCCGAAAGCTACCTCCGCTCCACCGATGCCGCCCGCGAGTTCCAGCACGCGCAATCCTCCGTCACCGCGCTATTTGACACGATCGGCAACGCGGCGGACCGGCTAGGCCAAGGTCTGGTCGACGCATTCCTTTCCGGGTCCGGCGCTGCGGTCAACTTTGGCAACATCGCCAAGTCCGCGCTTGCGTCCGTGGCGACCGATATCGTCAAGATGGGGTTCATCAACCCCGCGCGGAATGCGTTGCTTGGTTCGTCGGCGCCGACGCTTTCGGCTGCGTTGGGTGCGACGGGATCGGGTGGCGGTGGGCTGAGCAGCATATTCGGCGGGCTGTCGAATGCGTCTACCCTGACGGGCATCACAGACGCGTTCGGTCTGACAAATATCGGCGGCCAGCTTTCCGCGTTCGGCGACACCCTCGGCCTCACAGGGTCAGGCGGCCTGTTCAATGGGATCGGCGGCGGCATATCCAGCATCCTAAACACGTCGCTGTGGAGCGGCCCTGCCGGCTCTCTGGCGACCACGGCGGGCGCGGAGTTTGGCGGGGCGGCTGGCCTAGCGGCCGGGTCTCCCGTTACCCTTGGCGGCCTCCTAGGCGGCGTTGGCCTAGGCTTCGGCGCTGGGTCCCTTGCAGGCGGGTTCCTGCAATCATCGCTCAACAAGACAGGTCCCGGCCCGACCATTGGAGCGGGCGCCGGGTCCGTTGCGGGCGCGGCTATTGGCTCCATTATCCCCGGTATCGGCACTTTGATCGGCGGCTTGTTGGGTGGCGTCCTAGGCGGCGCTGGCGGCGGCCTGATCGGTCCCCGCCCCGCAACCCCGTTCTCCGCCACCGGCCTGACAGCCGACAACGGTATGCTGTCGGTTGGCCGGACGTTCTCCCAGATCGTTGACACCACGGCCGAGGTCAACGCGCTCCAACAGCAGGTATCGGCACTCAACAGCCTGCTCGCATCAACCGGCGCTCGCATCGCAAACGGCGTATCGTCGGACAACTACGGGCAAGCGCGCCTGATCGGTGGAAACTCTGGCCAGTGGTTAAACTTCGGCCAAGGCGATGGACGGCCCGGCGACCTGAATGCGGCGTTCGGGGAACTGCGGTTCACCAGCGACAATCCGATGCTGCAAAAAGGCCTGGCCGGGCAATCCTTCGGCACGGCCGAGGCTTTGCAGGCGGCGGCAACGGAAATCCTGCAATTCGTGGACGTGACCGCGCCGGCACTCAAGGCGCTGTCCATGACCGAGGCTTCCTACGGCATCGGTTCGCTCGCCACGTCCATCGAGGCGCTGCGGACACAATTCGACGCGGCGAAGGTCACTGCGGACAAGCTGGGATATGCCGAGTTCGATCTGATTGAGGCGCGTGATCGGGCCATCAAAGCCGCGAACGACAACGCCACCCGTGAACTGACGAACATCGACCGCAGTCTGACCGCCAGGCTTTATGCCGCGCGCGGGGCAACGTCTGGCAACGTCCAGATGCAGCTAGACGCGCAACTGCTGCTTTTCGATGCCGAGACGGAAGCCCAGCGCGATACGTTCAGCAAGCAACTGCGTTCGATCTATGGCGAGGCGTTCAAGGAGACGCAGGCATACGGCGAACAGATGGCGCTTCTCGAAGAAACCCGAGGCGCCGAACGTCTGGCCACGGCGAAATCCTATCTCGACGCCATCAACACGGTGCAGGTGCAATCGACCGTGCAAGCGGACCGCGCGGCCAGCACGGCGGCGGGCATCGTCCGCAATATCACGGACTACGTGCAAGGCATCAAATTCGGTGGGGAAAGCCCGCTGTCCAGTGGCGAACGCTACATGGCGGCCAGCGAGCAATTCAACCGCACGGTGAGTGCCGCCCGATCTGGCGACGGCAATGCCCTGTCATCCCTGACCCGCGTTGCCGAAACATTCCGCACCGCGTCCCGGGCGCAATTCGGGTCCGGCGCACAGTCGGTGCGGGACTTCGACCGGATCGTGTCGGCGCTGGAAGGTGTGGCGACCATGCCGGCCGAAAGCCTGACGAGCGCGATCTTCACGACCGAGACCCGCACACAAACACAGACTCTTGTGATGGAGTTGCGCGACCTGAAGGCCGAATTGAGCCGGCTCCGCGATGACGTGCGCCGCACCGCCTCCGCGCCGTCGTCAGCACGGGCCGCCTAATGCCCACTGCGCCGATTACCGGGCCGGGCGAGGTTACCCTAGGCGACAGCGACGGAACCCTTGTGGGCGGGCCGTATGAGCCGTTGACGGGGTATGTCGGCGCACCCTCGCCATCCACCGACGTAGCGGACCCGGACGGCTACCTACTGGCGGACCCGTCCGGCATCATCGTGTCGGAGCTAACGGCGACCGATGCGGCGCTGATTGCTGGCAATGTCCCGTTCATCACGGTCGGCATCGACATATCCCGCCCGGCGGCTGCGCTGGATTACGCCTACGGCTGGGGGTCGGCGCCATGGGGGGCGGTGTCCCTGTTGGCGGCAGCGGCCGAGGATACCGAAACGCTGCGAGTGTCGGACGTGGGGTATCGGACTGAGACCCCGGTCCTACCCTACCCGCCCCGGATCAGCGGCGGCTTCACACTGGACGCGCGTATCCCCTTGGCCCCGGCGCAAACCGGCATCGTCTACGGCTGGGGTTCGCTGTCCATCATCAATGTGGACCACGCCTATGATGGCGTTGTCGGCGCGTGGAACGTCGAGGGGCGGAACGTCTCGGTCAAGTATGGCGTCAAGACGTGGGATGATACACGCGGCGTGTTCCTTGATCCGATTGCGGACGACCTGACAACCATCTTTACGGGCGTGGCGTCCGGCTGGATGTTGGACGAGTTCAAGTTGGAGGTATCGCTACGGGATGCCTCCTATTGGTTGGACCTGCCGTTTCAGCGGAACCTCTATGCCGGGACCGGAACGTATGAAGGTGACGCGGCGCTGGCGAATGTGCCGAAGCCGAAAACCCGTGGCATCGCCTACAACATCACGCCCGTTCTTGTGGACCGGGACAACCTGATTTACCAATACAACGACGGACCCGGAACGATCGCGGCATTGTATGAGGGTGGCGCAACGTCCATCACGTTTCAGGCGGACACGACGGACCTATACACAGGCACCACATCCGCCGGGCAATACCGCACCGACAACAGCCGTGGCCTGTTCCAACTCGGCCAGGAACCCGCCGACAACGCGGCCATCACGGTTGACGTGACGGGGCACTTTCCCACGGCCGGGGCGCAACTGATCGCGGCGAATATCATCCGCTACATGCTGACCGAGGATATGGACATCCCGGCCGATTATGTGGACACGGCCAGCTTCACGACGGCGGCTACCGACTATCCCTATCAAGCCGGCTGGTATTTTGGGCCGGATGACCGTGTGAGCGGTGACGAAGCCGTGGGGCGGGCCTTGGCGGCGTTCGGGGCGCGCATCGTTCCGGCGGTATCGGGTGCCCTGCAATGCTTCATTCTCAAAGCCACCACCGACGCGGATACGTCGGTCGCGTCCTACACCACGGCGAACATTCTCCGATGTGAACCCCGCACCATCGCGGCCGAGGTCATGCCGGCAACCTATCGTGTGCGATGCGCCTACCAGCATAACAACACGGTCCAGACTTCCGGCCTGATCGGATCAACGACCGAGGCGCATCGGCAGTTTGTGCAGACGGCGGACCGTTTCGCCGCGTGGCTGGATACGTCGGTCTTGAACGGATACGCGACCGCAAAGGACCTGCCACCGTTCGGCGGCGGACTGACGACCGAGGCGGACGCGCAAGCCGTGGCGGACCGCATAGGCGCGCTGTTCGGCACGCGGCGGTGGTCCTTCGACGTTACGCTTCCGATTGTTGAAGCGGTCGATCGCGAGTTCGGGGACACCGTGACCGTGACCTATCCCAACCACATCATGGCCACGGGCGCGCGCGGCAAGGTGGTTGGTCGATCCTTTGACACAACGGAATTGACCATGACACTCACGGTGCTGGTATGACCACGCAAACCCTGCTCGCGTGGTCCAACCTCGCCAAACTAGCGACAATATCGGCCACGTCGTCCGAAGCACTCATGCCGCCGGAAGCGACGGTCAACGACATCGGCGACGCGTCCACCGGCTGGCAGTCCCTCGCGGGCGTGACCACGGCGACGCTCACGTATACGCTGGCGGTTGCGGGTTCGTCGGTGCTGGTGATTGGGCTTTTCCGAACCAACCTATCGACCACGGCGCAAATCACCGCGACGATTACCTATAACAGCGTCGAGACATGGACCGAGACACTAGCCGGCCCGGCAGTAGGACGCGGGCAGGTGGTGTTCGTTCTCGACGCGGCCGAATACGCGGACAGCATCGCCATTGAGATTGTGGACACGTCCAACCCGGATGGGTTCTTGAACGTCCCGCTGGTGTTCATCGGCAATGGCTGGCTCCCGACCTACAGCGTCGCGCCTTCCCTCACCAGTGCATGGATGCCGCAGCAAAACAACCAAATCACGCGCGGCGGACAGGAATACACGACGCAGCTATCCAACGCGCGAACGCTCAATTTCGAGTTTGGCGCGATCGCGTCTGACGAACATTACGCGGGCGCGGAAGAAGCGTCTCGGCTGGCGGGCTTGGGGATCAACTTTCTCGTGATCCCAGACGCGAACGGCAACGCAGTCAAATACGACGCGATCTTTGGAAAAATGCAGGCGGGGCCTAGCGGCGCCGTGGCGGGCGCATCGCGGATGCGGACATGGCGGGCAACCGTGACTGAGAGGCTTTGAGATGATCGGGAACCTGATCCTAGAGACGTGCGCGTCTCCAAGCAATTCCGCCACGATCAACCTAGCCGGCGCGGTGGCAGGCCGCAGCACGTTCCGCAGTCAGTTGGCGAACGGATCGACGGTCGGATACTGCCTGTCCAATTCGACGCAATGGGAAGTCGGGCTAGGCACCCTGACGCACGCCACGCCGGACACGCTGGCCCGCACGACGGTGTTGTCTAACCACCTCGGCACTACGGATCGGGTGGTGTTTGTCGGTTCCGCCTACGTCATCAACCACATCCCGGCGGAAAAGGCGGTCTATCTCAATTCGGCCGGGAACCTGGAAATCGCGAACGATGTGGCGGTAACCGGCAACATCACCGCAGCAGACGGCACGACGGGCGATGAGGTTGTGAATTTCTCCCAGTTTGCGCAGTCCAAAGCCGGCGACGGTTACGTGACCCTGCCCGGGAACATCCGGATGCAATGGGGGACTGAAAGCGTAACGCTTTCCGGCAACTCCGCGACGATCAGCTTCCCGTCTACGTTTTCGTCGTTCTACACCCTTGTCGTTTCAAACGGCTCCGCATCAACGTCCCAAAATGACGTGACGATCACTGGCCAGAACGGAACCGAGTTCATCGTTTACGTTCCCGACCAAGCAACAGGCAGTTTCGTTGTCAACTGGATCGCGATTGGAGCCGTCTAATGACTGACCTTTCGACCGAGATTGCCCAACTCCCGACCGTCACATCCGTTGCGCCGTCGGACTGGCTGGTCATCCAGCCCGGCACGGGTGGAACGCCGCTTCGCAAGGCATCCGCCGAACAGGTGATGAACGGGCTGATTGACGCAATCGGCACCGGCACCATCGTTGCGAATGACGTTATCATCACGGGCGGCACGGCAACGCTGGATGTGGGCAGCATCACCAGCCTGACCGCCGGCACCATCGACATCAAAAGCGGCACTGGCACGCTCGCCACCGGCTCTATCAACACGCTCACAGTGTCCGGCACGGCAACGGTGGGGCTAGGCGCGTTCACAAAACTGAACGCAGGCACCGTCGATATCGACAACGGCGACGCGCTGCTACAGACGGCGACGATCACCAGCCTCAACGCTGGCACGATCGTCGGAACCACGGCGACCCTGACAAGCCTCAATGCCGGGACCGTGACGATCACGACCGGCACCGGCACACTGACGGCGCTCACGGTCACGGGCACGCTAGGCGCTGGCACGGCGAACCTGACGACGGCCAATATCGGCACGGTCGATATCGACGCGGGCGCGGCGGTGCTGCAATCGCTGCAATCGGACGCGGGGACGATTACCAACCTGACGGCGCCGACGCTGGCAGTGTCGGGCACGGCAACGGTGGGGCACGTCTCGGCCACCAGCGTCACAGCGGCAGGCGCCATCATCGGTGCATCCGGCACGATTACCAGCATCAACGCCGGAACGGTCGCGGTATCGGGCAAGGTCACCGCCGCGACGGGCACGATCACGGACGTGACGGCAACGACACTGGCCGCGACCGGGACGGCCACGATCGGACACGCGGCGGCGACAAGCGCGACGGTCGGGACGCTGGTAGCGAGCGCGGGGACTGTCACGCTGGCAAGCGCCACGGTCACGGATGCCGTTGTCAGCAAGGGCACCATCGCGACGTTGATTGCGAATGCCGGCACGGTATCGTTGTCGAAAGGCACAATCACCGACCTTGCCTCTACTACGCTTGCGGCGACTGGCGTTGCCACGATCGGCACTCTGATTGCCAACGCGGGCACCGTGACGCTGGGCAAGGGCACGATCACCGACCTGGCCGCCACCACCCTTTCGGCCAGTGGCACCGCCACCATCGGGCATCTGGCGGGCACCACCGGCACCATTGCCACAGGAACCATCGGAACCCTAACCGCCAACGCTGGGACGGTCACGTTGGGCAAGGCGACCGTCACAGACGCAGTCGTGACCACGGGCACGGTCGGCACTTTGGTATCGACGGTGGGCACGATTACCGCCGTCAACGCCGGCACCATCACATCCTCCGGCGCGGTGACCGGAGCATCCGGCACGTTCACGACCGGCTCCATCCCGACGCTGGCGGTGTCGGGCACGGCAACGGTGGGGACGGCCATAACCGGCGGCGCGACAGCCGCGACGGCGGATGCGCGGTGGGGACTGTTCGGGGCCGTCGATGTGGACAGCACGGGCGCGGCGGTCGGATGGTCAGAAGCGGACGGGACGCATTCATTCGGCCAGGTCAAAACGCCGGACCTGATCGCGACCAAGAGCACGATCACCACGGCGGTCATGGACAGCGCCACGGCAACCGTAGTGACCGCCGGCACCGTTTCGGTATCGTCCAACAACACCTATGCCGGCGATCAGCGGTGGGGCCTGTTCGGGGCGCTGGATGTTGACGCCACCAGCCAACCATTCGGCTTCAAAGCGATTGATGGCGTCTACGTTTTCGGCTCGGTCCGCACCGGCACCCTGACGCTCAATTCCGAACCAACTGCATCGGACCACGCCGCCACGAAAAAATACGTCGATGAAGCCAGCGGCGGCACTTCCGGCGCCTACACAGGCATTGAGCTAGAGGCCCGCGACGCGCAAGCTCTGGCGCAATCCATGGCCGTTCGCAGCCAGACGAACCCGACCATTGCGACGCCATGTTGGACCTATAGCCATATCATCCACTACGGCCAGAGCTTCGCGCTCGGGTTCGGATCGGCGGGCCTAATCAGCACCACGGCCGGCCCGGATGGAACGTTCTCGTTCGGCTCGCGGCCGGCAAATACCGTCGCAACGGACGTATTCACGCAGTCCGGTTCCGCCACGATGCTTGATCTAACGATCACGGCCGGCGCGGAAGTTCCTGCGATCGGCATGGTCAACTACCTGCGCCGGTCGCAGTTGGCGAGGGCCAACCTTGCCTCGGACAGCACGCGGCAACTGGTGGTCAACGCCGCCGGGAAGGGTGGAACCGCGCTGGCCGATCTGTCCAAGGGCGCGACACCGACCGAGTATTACGGCCAGCTAACGGATCTGATGGCCAAGGCGCACACGGCGGCCGGCGGGTCTTCGTATGGCATCGCGGGCTTGTGCCTCCTGCAAGGCGAACAGGACTACGCCGCCGGAACCTCGGAAGCATCCTACAAGGCAACGCTTGAGACTTTCGCGACCGACTTCGCAACCGATGCGAAAGCGGAGGCCGTCCAAACCCCCGACCCCGGCTTGTTCCTGTGCCAGACTTCATCCGATTGGGATAGCGGTTCTGACATATCCGCTATCGGCAATGCTCAGCTTTCGGCGGCGCAGGACAATCCAAATATCTACCTGATTGGTCCGTATTACGCCTACCCGGACGACGGGACCAAACACCTCACAAGCGACGGATATCGGTGGGTTGGGGAGCAGTTCGCCAAGGTATTTGACCGGGTAGTTTTCGCGGGCGAGGGATGGCTCCCCTGCCACATCACCGCCGCATGGTTTCGAGGCGACAAGGTGCTGTTGGAATACCACACGCCAGAACCGCCGCTGCAAGTCCAGGCCGCATACCTCGAAACCACCCCCACCACATTCGCCAATCGCGGCTTTCGGTTGGGTGACGATGCCGGGTCGATCACGATCAGCGCCATCGAAGTCAAGAAATCCTCAATCGTCATCACGATGGCGCGCGAAACCAGCACGGCTGCGAACCCGTGGGTTCAATACGCTGGCAACGCGACATACGACGGCGCGGGCAACATTTGTGACTCCGACCCGGCCATTTCCTACGCCACCGACAGCGTTTCCGGCGATCCGTATCCTTTGTGGAACTGGGCTGTTGGACAACGCATGACCATCGTTGAGGATGTTTGATTATGGCACTGATCACGCAATACGCAGGCATCACGGCAACGACCGCCACGAAACTATGCGGCCCGCTTCCAAACGTATCCGGCGAAGTGTTCAACGCCTTTTTCGGTGTCGATGCCGGAACGTCCATCAACCGCGCGCCGGCCGGCTCGGCATGGTCCGCCATCGGCTCGGGTCCAACCTACTCCGCCGGCTACGCGAGGATGGAGCCCGACACGAACGCCATCCGAACGGCGGTGCTGAACACCACGACGGCATACACCATCATGGGCGTGTTCCGTCGCGTGACGGGTGGCAGCGGCACGGCGGCGCGCGTCATCGCGACGAACCCGACATCTGTGATCCTGTGGTCCCTCAATCCGACAACCGGCGCCATGAGCCTGACAGGTTCGCCGGTCACGGGCGCGGCAACGCTCACCATTGCCGGCGATCTGGACGAGTTCCGGTTTTGCGTGGCGACCATCGGCGGAAACACCGCGTCGGCACTCTACAACCTGACAGACGATACCGCGTCCTCCGATGGCAGTTCCGGCCTTGTCAGTGGGAGCGGCGCCAACACCATCGACCTGACCGGCGGCGCCGCAACGACGAATACGCTCAATGTCGATTGGGCTTGGTGCGGCATCTTCGAGGGCATCGTCAATGAGGCCGGGCGGGACGCCTACTACGATTGGGTCAAAGGCATCCTGCTGAACCTGCGCGGGATCAGTTGCTGACATGCCCCGCAAACAGATCACGCAGTTCACGGCGGCATCGGCCATTGCCCTGACGGATCGGTTCCTGTTGCAGCAAGGCGCAACCGGGACCGCGTACACGCATGGCACGGTCACGCAACTGCTGAACGGCGGGCTGGCCAGCACGTATTCATCCGTAACGGTCAACGGCTCCACGGTCCCGGCCAACGGCATCTATCTGCCTGCGACCAACACCCTCGGCTTTGCGGTCAACACCACGGCCGAAATGCAGATGACTGGCACGGCATTGTCGCCCGCCACGTCGGACGGCCTGGCACTCGGCACGACGGCGCTCATGTGGTCCGACGTGTTCCTAGCATCCGGCGCGGTAATCAACTTCAACAGCGGGGACATGACGATCACACACGGGTCGAATGCCTTGACGATCGCGGGCGGTGAACTAGCAGTTGAAACCCTGCTTCTCACGGCGATAGCGGATGGAGCAAGCTACGATGACGACGCGGCGGCTGCGGCGGGTGGGATCGGGTTGAAGCGACTATACCGAAACGGCAATTTTCTGATGGTGAGGCTCACATGATCCGTTACATTTTAGCGGCGATGCTGCTTGCTTCGCCTGCGTTGGCTCAGACGGGCAATCTGTCTGGCGGGACCGTCAAAGCCACTGGTGCGATTAGTCCGCGGTCGCTTGCCGACCGAGCGGCCGAGGTTGTCAACGTCAAGGACGGATATGGCGCAGTCGCAGGGGCGGTGGGCGATACGGTAGGCGTCTCCGGGTGCTCCATCGCCGCAGCCGGCACGCTGCTCACGTGCAGCAGCGCCACGTTTACCTCAGCAGACACCGGCAAGCGGTATTACCTCCAAGGCACAGGCACCGCCAACGTGCCGCAGACAGGGACGATCACCTACGTCAGCGGCACGACTGTCACGCTGTCCAGTGCGGCGGTTGTGGCGTCGCCGCAGAGCGGTATTTACAGTCCGCCAGCATCGCCAGTG